TAAATCATTTTCACCAATTCTTGAAATATAAACACTATATTTTGCCGAATTAGAAAGAAGTACCAACGCATATTCAGTCGATCCTTCCAAATATACAGGAGCTTTAAATTCAAAAGTAGTAGCAATAGAACCATCCGCAGATATGTTTACTTCCGCAGGATCTAATACAACTTCACTCAAAGGAACAACTTTTTCAGTAGGAACTCCATTAACAACTGATCGGATACTTAATATAACAGGAAGAGGAGTATCTGAGTCATCTTTAGTCGCAAAGAAAACATCCAATTTAGTTACAAAAACACCCTGATCTTCTTCAACCTCAAAAGTTTGTGCAAGAGGATCTCCTCTAAATCTCCATCTCCATCTAGCAGTCGTAACCGTATCTCCCTGAGTCCACTCTGTATTAGATACTCTAGATTGAGTTCTATTCTCATTTAAATTATTAGTAATTATTCTAGCATTTCTTACTGAAACAATAGTTTCTTGAATAGTATTAAGTATTCCAGAAGATGTAAAATTATCAATGGAAGTAGAAGATGCTTGAATATCGGTACTATTGTCAGTATCACTAGTTAATTTAAATTGCTTAGTACCTGTAGTAAAACGAGGGAAGTTTGCATCATTAGGATTAGGAATAAAGAATGATCCACCAAAGAAACCCGTTAAATCACTTATAAGTCTTACATTAGTAATAGTGGCTTGAGCACCGCTTGATTCTCCTATCAAAGTCATATCAGGTTCAACCCAACCACCATATCCTCTACTATCAGATATATCTGCCAATGAAGTAGTATCAATATTTAATGTAGTGGATGTGGAGGAATATGTAATTGGAACAGAATTGCCCCTTAAATATGGATTCCCACCATAAGTTTTAGTTGGAGCATTATATGGTCCTTCCTTATGATTAGATTGTGCTACTCTAAACTCAATATTTGGAGTAGTGGATTCTCCTAAATTTCTATTTTGAGTTCCTGCATCTGTTACAGTTCCTCTTACTTTTTCTCCAACTTGGAAAGTGCCAGATACCATAGATATCTCAAGCAATTTAGGAACACAATATGGAGTTACATCTACTCCATCAAAAAATCCATATAAACGAGTATTTGGTTTATTCTGTTTTGATACAATTTTAATATTACGAGATCTCATAAAGGGGATGGCTTCCCTACTTATAGTTCTCTCACCTTCAGAAAATGTATCACTCAAATCTTCAATAATTTGATTTTGTGTACCTGTTCTATTTTGATTGTTTGTTTGTATAGTTTCCCAAAGTTCTTGTGTGGTTCTTCTATTTTCCCTAAAATCACCTCTAGTTATTGTACGTTCTTGTACATTTTCTCTTCTGAATCGTCTTCTACTTCCCGTCCAGAAAGTATTCCATGACCCCCATATTTGCGGTCCTAAACCTGTTTGAGGATCAAATCCTCCAGCAGCTTCCATTTGTGCAAAAGCTTGTGAAAAATTACCTTCCCTAGTAACTTGACGTGCCTGTAACCTTACGGTATCTACCCAAGTATCTGATTCTGGAGTTAAATCTAATACCCCATTCCAATAAGCAACAATAAATGGTGTAACTGATTCAGTTCTAGATCCAAAAGGTTGTTTTTGATACTCTTGTTGAGAATAATCAAGAGTAATAAGACCATCATTTCTTCTAATATTAATACCAGTAATAGTATTAAAATCTAAATCTGCAGTAGAATCAGTGTTAACAACAGGACCAAACTGCAAATCAACAGCATTGGTATAATGGCTTGGTCTTAATTCTTTATTTTTAGTATCAATACTATTACTAACTGTGAGATTTGTATCTTGAGCACTGAAAGTTTCAAAATTATCTACAAAGAAACCTGATTTGAATCTATTCAATCCATCAGAATCAGGAACAAAGAAATTAGAGGTATTTGTTTCTAATAAAGAAAGACTGGTATAAAACTCTAAATTTCTAATTCTTGTTTCTAGATTATTAATATCTGTCATTCTAAATCTCTTATAATCTAAGAAATTGATAGAAGCATCAGAAACATTATACAAATATGGAGGAAGAGATATCTGAGCAATTTCAATTGCATCATCTATTATACCTGGTAATTCAGGATTCTCTGAAGGAGTTCCAAAAAGAGCCTGGAACTTACCATCTTTTGTTAAGAAAACCCTATCAATCCTTCCCAAATAATAAGAAAAATCTATAACAATAGACTCATCAGAAGCGAGCATATTTGTTGCAGTTTGACCTGCTTGATTAAAAGTTCTACCAGCAAAAGTTAGTGGAGAATTACCCCCTTCACTAACAGTATAATCAGATACTCTAGGTCTAATATCAATTATATCAGAATTAGAAACCCCATCAACAGTTTGAATTTCTGTTGAATAATTAAAATTCTTATAAGAATCTACAGTAGTCAAATCTCCATCATCATTAGAATCGTAATAAGCATTTTCAAAATATACTTTTATTGCTTTAGAAGGAGCATCAATATTAGATTTTCTGATTATTCTTCCATAATTATAGAAGGTATCTTTTTGTCCATTATTAAAACTATAATTTGAAGAAATATCAAATCCAGAATCGGATAACACACTAACAGTTCCTTGTACATTAGATTCTTGGAATTCTATTGCTTCTCCTTCTTTAAAGGACTTATCATTCTGATATATAAACTCAATTGTATCAGCATCTGTTATAGCAGAAACTATGGCAATAGAATTACTGTTTTGTCCTATTATCTGTTCCCCTATAATTAATTCTGTTGTTGTAGTGGAAGCACTATTCAGATTAATCAAATCCATCGAAGGTGAAGATGGAGTTCCTGAAACAGTAGAAGATTCATAAATTCCATGTATCTTAATAATATCAGGCACATTTAAGGAAATAAGTTTATCTTCTACTCTAGTTCCATATGGATAATTACCATATGTCAATCCATTATTAAGAGTAGTGGTTCCAATACCAGAACCTTCTAATTTAGATTTATCAACAATAATAGAATTAACTCTGTTTTTAATTTTAATTTTTGCTGTTGGTTTTAGTTTCTTTAAGGTAGTAACAACAGTAACATCTCCACTATCAGTAGCAGTGCTTAAATTAAGAATAGTAAGAGATGCCATCCCATCACTAAAAACTAATCTATCAGAGGTCAACTCCTCAGTAGTTCCATCAGATCTAAAAATTGCATATCTTTCAGCATCAAAAGGAAGGAATGTTTCGTTAGTTCCTGCACTTAATGTATTTGCTATTTGATTATTGGATATTGTTTGTCCACTATAAACTTTTCTTATAGAAATAGAAGCGTCTGTAAGATCTACATTAGAAATATGCTCTTTAGGTAGTTTAGTATAAAGACTTATATCATCAGTAGATTCAAAATCAGTAGTTAAAATTTTAAAGTCAGAAACTTCAAGAGCACTTGATGGTAAACTTCCATTAACTACACCTGTTACACTAGCAACTGCATCAACAGTAATAGTTGTTTGTCCAACTCCTGTAACTCGTGCCATGATAGGATCTCTATCAGCAGAAGTTATATCACTGTATTGAACTAAATCATTAATTTTAACTAAGTCTCCTGTTCCTGGAAATAATGGATTAGTGCTTCTAATTGTACTAATACTACCTGCTCCCGAAGCAGGAGAAATAGTGGCAACACCTACATTGAATTTAGTGTTTTGAATTACATCAGCACAAAAAGTACTAATACCAATAACTCCGTTATTAGTACCCCACAAAGACTTTACATTTGATATACCATATTCAGTAATTGCTACAGCAACTCTTCCATTAGGAATCCCATTAAAAGTAAGTGCTTCATTTTTAATAAAATTACCAGAAGTTTCAGTAACTGTTAAAGCTAGACCTGCTGATACTGTATATCTTAAAAATCCAGTTGCTCCACTATTATTTCCTTGAATATAAGTTCCTGCACTCCAAGTATCTGTAGATGCTGGAGATTCATTAATAGAAATTTCTGTAATAGTTTGAATATCATAAAGAGATATATCCCACTCATTCAAATTATTATTACTTGTATCATAACTTCCACTTTCTAATGAAGTATCATATATTCTTGCCTGACCAACTTCTTTACCAGGTAAATTAGCATTTCCAGGTTGTGTCGCCTTAGTTCTTTGGTCTCTTAAACTTACCACATAAGTATTACCAATACCAATAGTTGGTGCACCATAAACCCTATTTAATTTTAATGTAGGTCCAGTATTATATTGTATGGCTTGATCCTTTAAAGACCCAGTAGTTCTGGTTTTAGAAGAATCCAAATATGTAGGAGAAATAGTTTCAATTTCATATCCCCGTACATATGCTTTTCCTCTAGAAAAACGATATAATGCTAAATTATCTGAAGGAGTTCCTCCAGAATAAGTAAATTGTCCTGGTTGAAATATTCCATGATTTCCAACATTATTATTCAGAGAATTTACAACATCTACGTCAAAAGGAACTACATAATAATTTCCTGATTGATCAAAAGTTCTACGAGCTAATTCATCAGTAAATGTTTGATAATTTGTTCTAGACTTATTAGATCTTAAAGTTCCTCCTTCAATTTCTGCTAGTTCTATAAAAGAATCATCACTTGTAGTAACACCCGCAGCACTAACTAAAGTATCTGTACCAGTAGCACCCCCACTAACGGATCCAGTAGCAAGAGTAATTCCTCCCGTATTAAATAAAGATTTTTTAACTAACTGAAGAGTAATTTTTAATCTATCAGCACCAGGAGCTGAATAATTATTAAATCCTTGAGAATTATCATTTAAAGTCTCATCAAGATCAGCATTAACTATCTCTTCTAAAACATTAAATCCAACTCTATGATTAGGTTCTGAACTATATTGCGATAAAATAAGTGTTTCACTATTACACGCAACAAATTGCCCACGAACAAAAAATACACCTGCTTCAACATGAAAAGCAGATCCTGTTTGAGCAGCATCATTTGATATAGTAGATGCAAAAGGACTTCCTATAGAGATAGAAGAATTTCCCAAAAGTCCTGAACTAATTGTAATATTAGATGTTAATTCTTCAGAATCTGAGAATGTTTCAGTGGAATTATTTGATGTATTAGAACCCAAATAATTTACATATAAAGTAAGATTTCCATTTTCAGAATCTGCTGATGATAATACTTTATCTACAGTAGCAGTTACACCTGAGGTTTGTCCTGTAATGGTAGATCCAACTAACTGATCAGCATATGCAGCAACAGGTACTCCCTGAAATTCATTATTTAATTGAATACATTTATATTGAGAATTATAACTTGTATTTCCAGGTATTACTTTACTTCCTTCTTTAAAAAAATGCTGACCAAATTTTTCAATTTGGTTCTGTAGCATAGATTGCAGTCCAGTTAATTCTCTTGCCTGTACTGGAAAACCAGGTTTAAATAATACCCGATAATAATCATTAGCAGGATCATAATCATCAAAATAAGGTGATACGTTTAAATTTGTTTGCTGCGACATGATTTCTTTAGAACTGCAAGATTATTTTAATATCTTCCTTCTGAGTGGAGGATCTAGTAATAGATGGTCGGTTATCAACATAAAGTATATTTCCTGAATATTTTTTAGCTTCAGGATTACCAATTCCATTAGTAAACTCTTGACCTAAGTAATAGGTTCTATTATTTATTACAGTGGATACACCTGTAAAAGAAGTATCTATAGCTAAATTAGATCCTGAAGAAGGGGTGATAGTTAAAGAACCTCCAGTCTCAGGAGAAGAAGTAAATGCATTTAGTTTAAACCCATATGTAGGATTTGTAACAGCAGCTCCGACTGTATTAAATCCAGCAAGAGCACTATCTTGCCAATACTTTAAAACCCCAGTAGTCTGATCATAATTTACCACTCTTCCAGCAGCAGTTGATCCTGTTGCTATTGTTTGAGTAACATACGCATCAGCAGTAAAAGTAGCACTACTATAACCAGCACCTGCCAGTCTTAATGCTCCAACTGCGGTAGCTTTATCAACTGCTAAAAGTGAAGTACTGTCAAATGCTTGCGGATTACATACCAAACCTACTCTAGCAATCTGATTTCCTGTTACAAAATCAGGATTTTCATTATCATTTTCAATTCTAGAATAAAGAAGAACATTGTAAGCACCAAGTTCTCTATAGATATTGTTTCCATGACCTCCTGGAGGAGATATTACAACATCTAAAACAGGTCTAGTAGTACCAGTAGGTACACCACCAGCAACTAAATCTACACTACCATAAGTATATCCCGATCCCTGAGTAGAAACAGTTACATCAGAAACTTGTGATGAAGAATTTACAGTTATTGTACATTCAGCACCAGTTCCATTTCCTTTAATTGGAACTTTAGTATAAACTGAATCAGCAGTCCCAATACCTACACCTGCATTACTAATAGTAACTATTTTAATAGAACCATCAACAGCATTATCTCTTACAGGAGCATTATCACTACTAGTCTCCCAATTAGCAGGAACGGGGATATAATCAGTAGATTCAAACTTTATAATATCACTGGGTTTAATAGTATAAAGATATTTCCAAATATAACCATCTCCACTAGTTCCTGCACTACGGGGTTCTAAATCCGTAAAAGTTGGTTCATCTAAAGAAGGTTTTCCATTAGGATTATCAGGATCAGTTCCATTTTGTAGACATTCATATACTCTATAATCAGTATTTAATACAAAGTAGGTAGAAGCATATAAATTAGTAGCACCTGAAACTGGAGCAGTATTAGTTCTACTATAATCATCACGATACATATCATATGTAGTTCCTGAAGACCATTTTCTACGAGGAACTACCTGTCTTACATCAGAAGAATTAATCTTCTTAAGTGCCACCATTGTATCCCAATAATCATATTCTTCTTCAAAATTATCTTTTGGGGAAGGAGGATCATTATCCCAATCAGATTGGACATCAGTAGGATTAGGCAATCCAATAAAAGAATAATATGCATTAGCAGTAGAAGTTACTCCAGCAACAAAATTCTTCGCATTTAATATTCTAATCTGATCAGTTATAATAGCGGCCATTTTGATAGAATTTTTTTAGTTATTTATTAA